TGCTATTCGAACTATTGCGTTACTTGCGTCTGCTGCTGGAAATTGAATTGTAAATGTTCCACTTGATACAGTTTTGTTTCCACCAAATGCCACTGCACAAACTGCAGGATCACCTGCTACTGTTTCATTATAAATTAAACAACCATTAGCTGTAAATGAAGCTGATGTAAAAGACACATCTGCAAAATCACAACAAGCTGTGTCACCAGATAAAGCTGGTGTTACATTTGTAAGTACAATGCCTTCAGTAGTGTAACCATTACCATTAGCTACTTCCGCAGTTGTAATATATTGTGTAGTTGATTTACTTAAATTTGCTTGGTCGGTATATAGTGCAAGTTTAAACTGGTTACCGCCATTTGTAAAATTGTGAACTCCTGTTAAAATTTGTGTTTTGAAAGTGTTACATATTGCTGATGTTATTGCCATAATTTTTTATCTCCTAGTTTACGGTGAAGGTGATTTGACTTGTATTCTAACTGTTCCGTCAGTGTAATCGTCTCTTCTTCTTCTACCCAATTGCATTCCTGCAAACTGTTGTATTGCAGTTTTATATCTATTTTCATAATATGTCAACATCTCCATTGGACCTTTTAAATAACCAAATGCTTCAACAAGACAGGCATATAATATACCTTGTGGGAAGTAGTTACTTATGTATGTAGTAGTATTAGCGGCTGACAATCCTGTTGTTTGTTTATTGTAGTATATTCTAAATTCATAATTAACATCTGGAGTAGGTGCTAAATATATAGACCCTGAAGTAGTGTCGGTTAATCCAGTTGCTCCTCCAAACATAGCATAATACTTAGGTTTCCCAGTGACATCTTGAGATGTTAGATCACCTTCTGGTCCTGTTAATCTACCTATATATTCTGATAAATAAGTCTGATCTTTTTTTTCTAACCAAGTACCTGCTTCAGTAGTATTGTTAGCATTAAATACTTCCACACCTCTTACAAATAAAGCTCCTGCGGGTACTCTAATATTATTCACATCCGCAGCCATTGTACCTTCTTGAACAAATCGATCGGAGTCCATAGGAAGCTCTATATTAACCCTATGTTCTGCTTGCATGATAAAATCATCTATAACAGCTTGAGTAAATACAGTATCATCAACTTCGGTATAATCTCTAATTGCTGTTGTAAGTGTTGCGTAAGTGTATGCCATAATTAAGCTCTATCATTTATTGGGCCGTATGTACACTGTAAACCACCACCTACTAAAAATGTGTTATTTAAAAAAGCTAAAGGTATAGCAAGAGCTGGAACTAAATAACTATTTTCTTTTGTAACAGTTGTATTAGCGTCATTAACAGAAGTAGTTTGTATCATTGTAACAGGCCTAGAACCATATACTTTAGCCCCTGCTGGATGAAAACCTGCTGTTGTTTTTTCAGGACTAACTCCTCTATAAGGAGCTGATGTACCTCTTGCAACCACATTAAAAATATTATCAGTTCTGTTTCCTCCAGTATATTCAATTACTTCGTTTTCAAACATACCTGTTATACTATTAACTTTTTCAATCATTATAAAACCCGAAGAAGGCCATCTATTACCTAAAGTAGTAAGACCCGGTATGTCGTCTAATATAAATGTAGCATCGGTTGCATCTATTATTGTAGCTTTTAAAGTTGTTGCTAATTCTAATTCGAGTACTGAATAATAAGAACCTCCATCAGCTGTAAGTAAAGGAGTTTTAACATTTCTAAATCTAACATGATCTCCATTTACTAATCCACTATTAGGTGCACTAATTCTAAGTGCTGTTTGTGTGGGTACTAAAAAAGGTGCTCCTGGATTAAGTTGAAAAGGATTATTTGGTAAAAAATCTTCTGTTGCAAATTCTGTTCTTGCAGGTCTTGCTTTTTGTAAAGCTTGTGGATCTGCATTAGTTGGCTTTGGTTGTAGCTGTGGTTGTTTAGCCTCGTACTCTGATATATGTACAAAAGCACCATTCCATTCTGTAACCATTTCATTGTATGGAAAAGCCATACCTGATCTATCCGATATTGCTAAGGCAAATTTACCTTGTGAAAAACTAGACATTAACTTAGTCCTGGGTAATATATTTTAGGAGAGATATAAGTAGAGTTAGAAGAACCATCTTCTGATTCAGCTCTTTTTAATTCATCCTCATATAATAATTTTAATCCTTGTTCTCTTTGTGGTGCGTATTTTTGTGCTAAATAAAATGCTAATCCCGTAATCATACAAGGTATAAATCTATAGGGTACATCAGTTGCATTAGTGTAAGCTCCTACATCATCAATTCTTTTTGTATAATAAAAATTAATAAAATTTCCTGCGTTAGAACTACCTGGTGTTAGATATAAAGTCATCGTTACTTTATCTATAAATCTTTGTACCCAGTATTGTGTAGGTAAACCTAGAGCAGCTTTATTTGAAAATGCTTGATACTGTGATCTACTAACTCTAGTCATTGGTGTATCAATAGTTGTAGCAGCGACTCTATGATTGGCTTCTTGAATATCGTCCATGCCTCTTGGTGATTGTAAAACAGGGTCTGTATTTGCATGAGTTGCAGCCGTGCTTCCATTAACACCTCTAACAACACCAGTTAAATTTAAACTAGAAATTCCTGTGTAAGTCATTTGTTCAGTGCCAATTGTTATTGTACCGAATGTTGCAAAACCTACGATCGAGGTACAGGGAACAGTGACTTGACTGTTTGTCATTGCAGCTGTTAAAGTTGTAGACACACCATCAGAGGTACCATCTGTTGCAGATCTAAAAAAAGTATAGACAGATTGACCGTTTACTAAAGTTACGTTTTGATTTATTACTTCCCAAAAATGTAAACCTCTATTTCCCCATTCGGAAAATAAAATGTTTAAAGATCGTTTAGCAGTTTTTAATTGATAGCCAGATACACCTTGAATACCGATACGTTCGTAAGCATCTTCAATTATTTCATCAATGCCTAAGTTCTTATCAAAAGTATAAGAACCTGAAGTCGTATTAGCCATGAGCTTACGCTCCTGTAATAGTTAATGTAACGCTGCCGTCCGTACCACCGGTTTGAGTTAGTGTAGCACAAATTCCATCTTTAAAAAGAATTCCAGAACCGGGGACATAAACTTCTAGTCCTTCAGTATCATATCTATAGATAGCTTTTAAATTACCTGATGCCGCGTCTCCTGCAGAAGCTACGTCATGTAGAGATAAAACAGAACCTGCTTCTCCTCTTCCTTGAATAGATGTAACTCTAGCTCTAGCCCCTAATAAAACAGAAGCTGCCCCTGTAGTTTTGTTAAGAGTTGTTTGGTCACTTGAAAATGAACTCATAGTTTTTTCTCCTTAAATTTTGTAGAGGCCCCGAAGGGCCCCTTAATTATTTATTACGCGTCTGCGTATGGTGTTACTAAAGTACCTGATCCAATTAATAAACAATCGGAAACCATGTACTTAAGAGCGTCGATAGCTGTAATAGTTATTATACTACCAACAATTCCACCTTTTGTAGTACCATTCATAGTAATAACATCATTAGATGCTGCTGGTGCAAAAGCTTTTGGTGCACCATTACTTATACCAATCATAACTGCACCAACAAATTTATCAGTACCATCAGTTTGAATATCCATACTAGTCGCAGCTGTTTCAACAAAAAATTTAAAACTAGTTCCGATAGTATTCGGGTTATTGGGATCTCTTCCTGGTCCTGAGTTACTGCTTCCGCCTGTACTGATGATAGGTGGTAAAACAAAATCAGCAGTTGCATTATTACAAAGCAGTATTCTGCCTGCGTGAGCTGCTACAGATAAAAGTGTGTCAGCTGTTAAATTTACGAAAGATCCTGGTCCAATTGATTGAAAACCATTTCTAGATCTTACCGGTCCGTCGAATGTAGTGTTTGCCATGTTAATATCCTCCTAGATATATTCAAATGTAGTCCCTAGGGATTGTCGACTATACGCGTCCACATTTAATAATATTATTTATGTATAGTGCTAATAGTATATGTTATTTTTGAGTAGAGTGCAAGAGAGCCCTAGGTATTTATGCATTTCAGCGATGTAGCTTTTGATTAAGTAGCTACAGAAACTTGTGG